CAATCTGCGCTTCGGGGTGCTGGTTGGGATTGCGGGGATTTTCGACGAGCTTGTCGATATCGACCAACTCAGTGTGGGCGCAGTAAATCGCAACGGCAGGCGTATCGCTCATGCCGTTGCTCGCGCTGTCAACGCGGCGGTTCCGAGCCCCGGTCTTTGGTTCTCAATTCATAGTCGTGAACGATGGTGAGAACCACATCGCTGAAGGTGGAGGACAATTCGTGTGCCCGCATCTGCTGACTCATCTTTTGGAGCAGAGTGTAAATATCATCCTCGACCGCGACCTCCCAGACATCGCGTGTCACCGCCTTGCAGGTGCCCAGTGAAAATTGTCCACTGCGGGCGTGACGTTCCAGGGCTGCCCGGGCCTTGTCGTTAATGTAGATCGTTTTCATGATCGGTTCCTTCCTTCGTGGTTTTGCGCTGCTTGCGGACACGGCGAATGTGGTCGGCGGTGCCGAAGACGAAGCGCTGGGCATCGCGAATGTATCCCTTGCGCCGGGCACATTCCCAGTCGGCCATGACGTGTTCAGCCTGAAGGACGGCCTGCTCCAGCGCGTGGACATATTCGCGTTCCTGCTCAGTCATGGGCTACCCCCAGTTCCTTGAGTTGCTCCGGGGTGAGCGCAGCGGGCTGGCCGTGGCGCTGCCACGTGTGCTCGTTGCGCCCGAAGCCCAACTGGACGCTGACAGAAGCCTTCGGCATCTCGATGCCGTGGCGCTTGAGGATGGCGTCGGCCTCGGGGTATTTAACCCCGGCCCGTCCGAGCGCCTTCAGAACCGCGCAGGCCGAGAAATCGAGGATCTTCGGGTGGACGGAACCACCGCCGCCCTTGCGATCACACTTGGCGGCGGGCGGTTTTCGCTGGTCCATAATGAAGGAGGCATGCGCCTTGGCGGCGTCCGCGTCGGTGAAGGTCCCGCGCATCTTGCCGGACTCGCGCAATTGCTGGCGTCCGTTCTTGCAAGGGATGAGGCTGAAGTCCCCGCTGACGAGCACTTCGCGTTTGTTGATGGTTTTCGTAGTCCAGTTCATGACTTTTATTGTTGTTGATGGTTGATATTTTCAGGCGATGTCGTCGCCTTCGAAAAGTTCGGTGTCGAAGCCCTGGCAGGCGAGGCTCGTGAATTCCTGCGCAACCCACTTTTCGCCCGAAGCCTGCTGGATGCGGCTTTGGAGCGAGCCGTCGTAAAAACTCATGGAATCGGCAAAGTGGCGACCCCAGCGGCTGCGCAGGAAGTTGCGGATGGCAATGTCGGTCGGCTGCCACAGGGCGCTACGGAAAACCGCGAATGCTGCGTCCCAGGCGTTGATCGTTTCTTTCAGCCCGAGGCGTTCGTTCATGTCGAGGGTGCCGAAGAAGCCCCAGCTATCGTCGGTCGGGGCGGCGGCAATGTTTGGAGTGGGATTGGTCTGTCTCATGGTGGTGCCTAGTGAATGGGTTGAGGGAGGGTTGTATTCAGCCGTCGATACGGAAGGCGTACCGAGCGTAGTTGTAGCCTTCGGAATTGACGTAGAAGCAGCGTCCGCCGGTGATCACGACGAAGCACTCCAAGGGTGGATTATCCCCGAGGAAGGCCTCCATCGGGGTGGCCGCGTCGGTCCCGATCATCGGCAGCTTGCCGATCAGTTCGCGCTGCCAGTTGGGCATTTCGCTGTGGCGGTGACGGGGGCACTCGTCCCAGGTGACGGGCTTGCGGGCGCAAAGCGGGGTGAAGGTGGCGCGGGAATCGTTCATGGCGGTGTTTCCTTTCCGGTTCAGAGGTTGATGCCGAGGTGCTCGAGCGCTTCGAAGGCGCGGCGCAGGTGGCGGATGGCTTCCTGTTCCTGCGGACCAAGGTGGCCCGCGCTGTCGGCCAAGCTCAAAATGCCTTCGCCCGTTTTGTAGTAGGCGTCGCGTATTTCGCTCAGGGCGGCGGCAGGCAAAGCGTGGAGGGTTTCGCGGGTCATGGGGGTGTTTGCGTTCTGCTTCATCTTGTTCTCCAATAGCTTGTGGTTTCTGAACGCATACACGCTCTTATCAAAAACGGCATCAAGTCTATTACCCATTTATATTGAAGTATTTGCAGATTTTCCTGCGTTCTCGCCCGCGACCGCTTCACGCCCGATAATCTTGAGCATGACGGCGGCAACGACGCTCATGGCTTCACAATCGAAGAGGTGGTTGGGGCGGCTGCCAATCTGCTCCCAAATCCACTTGCTGTTCTTCTTGATGCGCTGCTCGGACTCCATGTGCTGGAGGTAGTCCTCGGAGATATCGCCGGGCACTTGCCACAGCGGCGAGCCATCGGCGGCATGCTCCCGGCGCAGGCGGGCGAGCACGTCTTTGATCTGGAGGTTGCTCCAATAATGCATGCGGCAGACCAGCCCTCGCGACACGGCGATCCGGCGCACCGGGGAGTAGAACCGCTGGACCGGTCCCTGCGGAGTTTTGTGGACGAAGGTGCTGTGGGCGTCGCCCATCAGGGCGGTCCAGCCGTGGCGGGCGCACTGGCGGTAAACCTCATAGCTGTTGTAACCGGCATCGACGAACACCAGCGAGTCATGCACACGGAAGCGTTGCTGGATGGCTTCCAACTCTTCCCACGTGACCACGCGCTCGCACCAGAGCAGGCGCGAGGCCCCATCGGCGGACCACGAACGCACCACGAGGAAGAAGTGGTCCATCTGCACGTCTACGGTGAGGAAGCGAAGGGGCACCAGCGTGACGCCATCGGGGAAGGGGGCCGCGATCACCTTGCCACGTGAGCCGAGCGCGGCCTCGTCGGACCAGTCCTCGCCCAGGAGATAGGCGCTGGTGGCGATCTCCACCTTGAAATCCTCCACAAACTCGCGCCACGCCAACGCCAGACGCTTCTGGTAAAACTGCTGGAGGAGCGAGGTGTCGCCCTTGCGGGCAGCGAGCTTCGCCCGCAGGTACAACTCCGCGAGCTTGCCCCACGACATCGACGCCAGGCTGTTCCAGTGAAAGCCGATGTTTTCCCGGGCGGCATTCGGGTTCTGCGGCACGAACTGCCCGGTGGCGTTGAGCTTGCGGCGGTGCTCATCGGAGTCCGCGATCTCGTGCTGGCAATGCGGGCAGCGCAGCACCGTGCTGGCCCGGACCTTTTCAAAGTCATACTGTTCCTGCGCGTCCTTGCAGTCCTTCGCCCATTCGACGTTTTCCCATAAAAGGGGCTGGCGGATACCGCACTGCGGGCAGACGAAGGTCCACTCCCGCATGTCGGTGGTTTCAAATTTGCGGTGGGTGTCGTCGTCTTCCTCCCCACCCTGACTGAGGAAGATGCACTTGCCCAGCCAGCCGAAGGCGGTCACGCGGGCCTCGGCTTCGGCCATGTGCCCCTGCGGCCAACGCCACGTTTCATCACCGATCAACCAGCGGATGGAGCGGCGCTGGAGGTTGGTCTTGTTGTGCGCCCCCAGCACCCACAGGGTCATGCCGTTGGCGAAGTGGATCGTGGTGTTGCGCCGCTTGTGGCGGTCGGCAGGAAACAACGCCTTCACCGGCTCGCATTCATCGAACAGCTTTTGCAGTCGCGACTCCGACTGGTCTTTGGCGTCCTCGTCGGTCTGGTCGAGCCAGAGCGTGGGACCGGGCAGGTTGGCGATGATGTAGCAAAGGGTTAGTTCCGGCCCCGTCGTTTTCGAGGATTGGATAGAAGCCAGTATCGACACCACCCGCACCTGCGGATCGACGATGGCCTCCATCACTGCCCGTAGCCAAGGGGAGTTGTCGGAACGGAACCGCCCCGGCATGGGCGAATACGGAATGGCCGGGATGTGCTCCTCACACCACTGCCAAGGCGGACGACGGTCCGGGGAACGCCAGGCATTGCGCCAAATGGAACGTAGTTTGTTCACGGCGTGCAGTCTCCACCACTGTGCAGGGTCTCGCAGACCTCATCGATAGCGGCGGCGCACTCGCGCTGGATGGCGATGGCGTCCAGCCCCGACAGGATGGGCGGCAGTTCAGACTCAAACTTCGCCCGCATAAGCGCGATGGCTTTGCCGACCTGCGTGGTCCACTCGAGGCGGACCTGTTCCAATGCCACATACTCACCCTTGAGAATCGCTGTGCGAATCTCGCGTTGCTCGACTTCGGCCAGCAGTTTCCGAGCCTTCAGAGCCTCGTGACGCTCGACCGTGAGTTTGCCCACATGCAGATCGCGGTGACGGATAAACTGTCGCCACGCTATGACCGAGTGCGACCCGTTGGCAGCTGGCGGGGGCGCGCCCTCCAGCTTGCGCCACGCGTGAACCGTCTGGCGGCTGACCCCGAGGATGCTGGCCAACTCGGTCAAATCCTTCGCGGTGGTGATCGAGGAGTCCGCCACCGGTTCGGCCCGGGCGCGGATCAAGTCGCGTTCGGCCTTGGAGAGCGGTTTGCCCTCCGTCACCTTCTTGACGATGTTGGTGTAATCCTTGGCGAGGATGCGTTCGGCCACCTCCGGGGTGATACCCGGGCCGGACCTGCCTGACACGTCGTTGGTCTCCATGCCGTATACGGGGTGTCAATTGCTTTACGCGCCAACTTGACGGACTTTACACACCCGTTCGCGCTCACCACTATCCGCCAAGTCAGACAAACAAAGGGCGGGAAGGATTTCTCCGTTCCCGCCTTTTGCGTGAAAGTGTAAAGCGTGAAAAATGGGGTCTCTCTCTACTTGAGGGCGCTTTCCGCGGACCCCATCGCGTACTATTCCGTATGGGACCCCGCAGGACGCCCCCCCCGGTGGTGCCTTGTTTCGGCTCAAAGTAGGCTCCTGACTGTAGATGACGGCATTGGGCGGAGGGGATGCAGGGCCATGCACTTAGGATTCGATGTCAACGGTGACGCCCATACGATGATCGTCGCATTCGGGGCGGTTGCGGTACTCATTCTGCAATTCCTCAATGATCTTCACCACCGGCATGAGGTCTTCGATCATGGTGGTGATCTGGTCGGCCTCGGCGTCCTGCAACCAGCCAACGCGCTTCATCTTCCCCCAAAAGGCGATGAGGCGATTAACGTGCGGATGGACGTTGTCAATGCCCCGGTCGCCCTTGGGCGTGCTGACTTCATCGGGTCTGGCCACGCGGCCCAGGATGATGGACTTGGCCAAACGGCGCACGGACATGGGTTTGTTCTTTTGCTTGTTTTGTTCCTGAGCAGCGATGCGCAGCCACTTTTGTTTTTCCTCGTCTGTTTTGAGGGCGGCGACTTTCTGATGGTGGGCGAAGCTCAAATTTTTAATTCGAATTAAAAAATCTACGCGCTTGGCCACATGAGCGTAAACGGCAAGCGTGCCGTATTCCAACCCGGTAATCTCCATGGCCGGAGTGTAGATGGTGTCCTTGTCTCCGTTTTCATTTTCCTTGGCACCGTAGAAGCGCGGCCCTTTGCCTTCGCCATAGTTGAGCCAGTCACCGATCAGGAAGCCGAGCGTGCGTCCGGCTTTGCCAAGCTGCACACCGAGTTCTTTCCAGTCCTCGGGACTGACATCGCCAGTGAAGACGATTCCCTCGGGGCGGATTTCGTAGTTCCGCTCAACGGTGTTCAACTCAAGATATTTTTCGCTCATGGTGTTTTCTTGCTCGTAGCCCATACGTGGCCCGCGCTGTCAACCGGCGCATGGCGCGAGACGGGGGCAGGTTCATGGCGTTGGAAACGTCCACGCATCGTTTGCTAACGGCGGCACGGGTGACGCCACAGCGCCGTCCGATGGCGGTCATGGTCGATCCGTCGTAACCGATGTTGGTGACCAGGCAAAGGCACTCGATGGTGAGGCGGGCGTTGTCGCGGGCGAGTAGCTCACCAATCAGTCGCCGGATGGCTGCCTGCGTTTCGTCTGAGACTTCCGTATCATTTTCCGATGACGCGGCGGGTTCTGTCGTGGTCACCACAGGGGCAACACAGCGATCCAGCAGCGTGTTCTGATCGTGTTTGCCGGTGTGGTAAACGGGCAGGTCCGGGCCGGTGATCCCCATCTTGGCAAGTCGCCTGCGTTCCTTCGCGGAGAGCTTGGCCCACGCATCGGCGTATTCACGGTCGCGCTCACGTTGGCGATCTTCGTAATCACCACGGCTCATCGCGCACCTGCCTTTCCGTGACGTTGTGCTCAAAAACTTTGTG